ACTTCTGCTGTAGGTTCTGTTACTACGGTAGCTGCGGCTAATTTAACACTTTCAGGACAAGCTGGAACATCCGCTTTAGGCACATCTACTGTTGATGGAGAAGCAAATGTAACGCCTACAGGACAGTCTGCTACAAGTGCAGTATCTGGCGTAGGTGTAAATGCTCAAGCTGTAGCTGTATGTCCAAGTGCAGTAGGAACACTAGGTTCAGTTTCAGTTGATGTAGATGGTGAGGCAAATGTGCCTCTTTCTGGCCTAAGTTCAACAGGATCTGTTGGTTCTGTAACAGTACATCATAATGAAATATTTACAGTAGATGGTGTTTCTGCGACAGGATCTGTAGGATCTCTTACGGTTGTAGCTAAAGCAAATGTAACTTTAATTGGATTATTTGCTACTGGAGAGCTAACAAATCCTTTTGTTTGGAGTCTTGTAGATGAAACTCAAACTCCTAATTACACTAACATAGATCAGACTCAAACCCCTGGTTGGGAAGATGTTGCTTAACTATGCCGAAGAAAGGTAATATAATTAATTGAACGGAGATATGAATGGCTACTTATGTAAATGATTTAAGACTTAAAGAAATAGCTACTGGTGATGAGTCAGGAACTTGGGGAACTTCAACAAATACAAATTTGGAATTGATTGGTGAAGCTCTAAGTTTTGGTACAGAAGGCATAACAACTAACGCAGATACGCATACGACTACAGTTGCAGATGGAGCAGCTGACCCCGGTAGAGCTATGTACCTTAAATACACAGGCACACTAGACTCAGCCTGTACGATTACGATTGCACCTAACACTATAAGTAGGATGCACTTTATAGAGAATGGCACTACTGGTTCTCAAAACATAATAATCTCACAAGGCACAGGAGCCAATATAACCATACCAGCTGGCGATACTAAAGCAGTTTACTTAGATGGTGCTGGTAGTGGTGCAGCAGTAGTAGATGCTTTTGCTAGTCTTTCTACAGTAGACCTTAAAGTACAAGACGATTTAACAGTTACAGATGATGCCTCAGTAGGTGGCAATTTAGCTGTTACAGGAACATTTGATGTAGATGGAACAAGTACATTTGATGGCATCACAAACGCTGGTAACTTTGTTACAGATGGCGGAACAATCAAATTAGATGGAGGCTATCCAACAGGAACAGGAAATACTGCTTTAGGAGATACAGCCTTAGATAGTGTAACCACAGGTAACTACAATACTGCTATAGGAGAAAATTCTTTAACAGCAAATACAGAAGGCGGAACAAATACTGCGGTGGGTTCACGTTCTTTAGATGAAAACACTACTGGTGGTTCTAATACTGCTGTTGGTCAAGGTGCATTAAACGCTAATACAACCGCATCAAACAACACATCAGTTGGTCAAGGTTCAATGGCAGCTAACACAACAGGTGCAGATAATGTTGCTTTAGGAGCAGCAGCTTTGGATGCTAATTCAACTGGAAGTGAAAATGTTGCTATAGGTAAAGAGGCTCTTGGAGCAAACACTACTGCGGGAACAAATACCGCAGTCGGTTTTAATGCTATGTTAGTAAACACCACAGGAGCAGATAATACTGCGGTGGGTGCACAAGCACTAGATGCAAATACAACTGCGTCAAACAATACGGCAGTAGGTCAAGCAGCACTTGGAGCGAACACCACAGGAACTAGTAATACTGCTGTGGGTAGGGCAGCTTTAGACTCAAACACAACTGGAAACACAAATGTAGCTATGGGTGATGATGCTCTAGGAGCGAATACAACTGGTTCTGGTAACACTGCGATAGGACATGATTCAAGTTTGTCTATTACTACAGGTGGTGAAAACACTTCTTTAGGTATTAACTCATTAAGAACTGCGACTACAGGAAGTTTTAACACAGGATTAGGTGGCGGTGCTTTACAAAGCACAACTACAGCAAGTGGTAACGTAGCTGTTGGTTATAATTCTTTATTAGCAAACACTACAGGTGCAGCAAACGTGGGTGTGGGTAAAGAGGCTTTATATACAGTTACAACGGCTGCTAACAACACTGCGGTTGGCAATCAAGCCCTTTATAATAATGCTGCCGCAAGCAACACTGCCGTTGGTTCTGGTGCTTTAGGTGCTAATACTACAGGGGCAGATAATACTGCAGTTGGTACTAATGCTTTGAAAACTGCAACCACTGCGACACGAAATACTGCTGTTGGAATGGATTCTATGCAAGCGCTTACCACAGGTTCTTATAATACAGGAATAGGACAAAGAGCATTGTATGCGGATACAACAGGAACAGAGAATGTCGCAATGGGTTATCTAGCTATGGATGCCAATACAACTGGAAACTATAACGTAGGTTTGGGTGTAAATGCTTTAGGTGGTAACACAACTGCAAACTACAATACTGCTATTGGAACAGGAGCACAGATAGCTAGTACCACAGGAGCTAATAATGTATCGGTTGGTGCTTTTGCTGGAGATGGAATAACTACTGGAGCTAATAATGTTCTTGTTGGGTATGATGCAGGTTCTGATGCTTTAACGACTGTTACCACAGGTAGTAACAATATAGTTCTTGGTAATAATTCAACTGCTGTTTTTGAAACAAAAGTTTCTTTAACTGTAGGTTCTGATGAAAGAGATAAAACAGATATAGCAACTTTACCTGATAATGCGGGTCTAAATTTTGTAAATCAAATGCGACCTGTAACGTATGTTTGGGATAATAGAACTAATTACTACTCACATGAACATGAAAAATATGGTGAAAGAGACCATAGTAAAAAATCATCAGAAAAACAATTAGGTTTTATAGCACAAGAAATTAAAGTGATAGAAAATTCAATAGGTTGGAGTGACGACCATGTTGTTAATACCTCTAATTCACTATCTTATAAATTGATGGAAACTCAATTAATACCAATTCTAGTTAAGGCTTTACAAGAAGCTGATGATAAAATAGATGCGTTGACAACTAGAGTCACGACATTAGAAGGATAAGGAGTAAAAAATGGCAGTAACAAAAGCAATAACAAAATGTACCCCATACGTTAATAGCAGTAGCAAAGTTGATAAATGGGATATAGAAATGACTTATGAAAACGACAGTGAAGGTGATGCGACTTATTATAAGTCAACTTTTACTACAAATGTTCCACAGTTAGACCAAGATGGTAATGCTAACTTTACGCTTAAAGCTAAAGGCAGTTGGACTAATGCAAACTTATTAGCTATCTGTCCTGTATCGCATTGGGATGCAGTATTTGCTAGTCAAGTAGATAGCGTTATTACTAACCCACCAGCAGAAAGTACACCAGACGAAGCGTTTAGCGTACCTAGTTAATGGCAGAAGTTACAGTACATAATATGCCTTCTGTTTTCGTTATGGAAACAGAGATGCCTATGAGTATGGTGAATGACCTAAACGATTACCTTGATGAATATAAAGAAGACCAAGATAAAAAATCATTAGCTGATACTTTAGTAGGACAAATAACTCAGGGCGAACAATTATTAATGGATAATGACGACCCTAGACTAGAAGAATATAATAATTTTATCTGTAGTCTTGGTGCTGATTACATAAACTTTTTTAGCAATAATACAGGTTCTCGCCTTTCTTCTCCAAAGGCAGTAGCCATCGATGAAACATGGTCAGTACATAGTTATGAAGGCGACTATAATCCAATTCACGACCATGGGACAAAAACCATAATGGGTATATCAACTACTGGTTGGACAAAGGTACCCCAACAAATATTAGACCAGCCTGTAGCTGGGTCGCCAAACTACTCCTTATATAATACATCTGGCGATTGCGATGGCTACATTGCTTTTCAATATGGAAGAAACGAATTGATGAACACAGAAAGACTAAGACCACCTCAGTCTTTTGTTATGAAACCAGAAGTAGGAAAACTATTAGTATTTCCTTCTTGGTTACAACACATGGTATATCCCTTTAAAGGTGAAGGCGAAAGAAGAACAGTAGCATCTAACTTAAATTGTTGGGATGTTCCAGAAGAATCATTAACAATGGAGAAAGAAAATGTTAGAAATAATTGAATGGTTGATTAGATTAGCACTCGCTGTACCTTATATAGTAATGGCTGCTTCTCTTATAACGGCCCTTACCCCCACACCAGCTGATGATGCTATAGTCGGTAAACTTTATCGCATAATAGAATGGTGTGCTTTAGTAATTGGCAAAGCAAAGGAGAAATAACATGAGTTTTTGGAAAAAAATGATTGACGCCATAACTGGTACGGAAAGAAAAACCGTAAGAGCTAGAGATGAGGATGGTAAATTTGTGGCTGACGATAAATCTACCCCAGATGTCAACGAAGCCTACGAAGAAGTAAGAGTCAAGAAAGAAACTACATAATGACTGATGTAAACGAATCAATGGCCAAAATTGAGGCACACGAGCGTGAGTGTACGATTCGTTATGAAAATATAGAAAGAAGATTAGAAGATGGGTCAAAAAGATTTGACAGACTAGAAGCTATGCTTTGGGCAGTTTATCCTTTTATTGTAGGTGCAATCGTATTAGCTGAGTTTGTATGAACGATCAAAATAGGTTTAGCGGAGACATGGATCGTAATGAGGTCGAAATGGATCTCAATAAATTCATGGATATGATCAAAGAAATATCTGATCTTAAAGATAAAATTAGAGATCTAGAATCGGATGTTAATGTCAATCCTCATCAAAGATGGATTCATCTAGCTAAAGCTGTTGACTCCTGGAGAATATTTCCAAGAGCCTTTCTTACCGTCTATATAATTTTATTATATAAATGCACTATTTGGTTTATGGAACTGCCTGAACCTTCATTTGAACAGTCTGGTCTTATTTCTATTGTAGTAGGAGCTGGCGCAGCCTGGTTTGGACTGTATGCCGGTACAACTGGTAGCAGTAAACAATTCAAAGGCGAAGATAGTTAGTGGAGGTTTTTGACCTCATAGCAGAGGTAGGCTTACCTATAGCTAGTGGTCTAATTATGGGTTTTTTCATATTTATTGTTATGAAACAAATGATGGACGGTCTAGTTGATGAAATCAAAACCATACAAGGCATAACCAAGATGCTGATTACTAGAGCCACCATAATGAACAACGATATGATTCGTATAGATGTAAGTGTCTCTAGTGCGTTAAACCTAGCACCAGACTTGGACAGAATAGCAAGAGCAGAAAACTTTGTAGAAGACGGTAAAATAGACGCTAGAAGAGATTAATGGATATAGCACAACTGATAGCAGACTTTGGTTTTTCTGTAGTTATGGTTGTAGGTCTTGGTTATTTTGTTTACTTTGTCTGGCAAACAATTACTAATAAAATAGATCCGTCTGTTCAAGAAATGAAAACTACTATTATTCGTTTGACTGATCAATTACGATTATTAGATCAAGATATGATAAGGTTGCAACAAAAGGTGAATACTGTTTTGGAAATAAGAGAGAACGAGGGGAGAAATGAAACAGCAGAACCAAAAAATAAAAAGCAAGAAGGAATTAGAAGAGTTGATTAAACAACAACAGGATAAACGTAATGGATAAATTAGATAACAAAAAAAAGTTTAATGAAAAAGAATTTTGGGAAAAAAGAACTAAAACATATTTAGAAGAAACTAAACATATAGATAAATGGTTCAAAAAGGATAATTAACATGACTAGAAAAAAGAAAATATCTAAAAGACAAAAAGTTTTTAACGTAATCAGTAACACGATTGACATAGTTCAAGAATATTATTTAAGAGGTATGTTTTTTATTTTTGTGATGGTTTATGTATATGTTTTGTCAAAATTAGATGCGATAGCAGATTTCATGCATGAAACGGGATATATGTAGATTATGGATAGATTCATACTTATATCTGTAAATCTAATTTTCTTTTTTGCAGTTTTTTTATTGAGTGCAGATGAAATGACACACAAATTCAAGAATCCTAGCTTTTCAGGTGTTGGTACATCTAGTCATTATCTGACTATAGAAAACCAAGAGTTCAACAGAAAAGAAGCTATACGCGAAGAAATACAAGCTTATGTAGAAGATCTAGAAAGAGAAGCAGAAAACACTACGCTTGCTAGGTTTATACGTAATTTAGAGAGTAGAATATACGCACAACTAAGCAGACAGTTAGTTGATAGTTTGTTTGGTGAAACTGCCTCCGATTTTGGTGTTCTTGAATTAGAAGGCAACACTATAGAATATAGAGTAGAAGACGACAAAGTAACATTAATAATTACAGATGAAGAAGGCAACACAACAGAGATTACTGTACCTCTCGGTTCTTTTACTTTCTAGTTGTGCATTAGTTGTAGATCCTTTATATAACGGCATACCGCCAATACGAAGTATTGAATCAGCAGAGGTTGGAGCTTTACTTACCAATTTATCAGATGTTCCAATACCTATAAAAAAACCTGTTGTAGCGGTTTATCCAAACTCTTTTAAAGATGATACAGGTCAACGTAGATCTAACAGTCAATATGCAAGTTTCAGTACTGCAATCACCCAGGCTCCTGATGCCTATCTTATAAGGGCCTTAAAACATTCTAATGTGTTTGATGTAGTAGAGCGTAAAGGGTTAGACAATCTAACTAAAGAACGACAGATTATACGTACTACTAGAGAAAACTTTGATGAAAAACAAAAGGTAAAACCTTTATTGTTTGCTGGTTTACTAATGGAAGGTGGTGTCGTAGGTTACGAAACTAATATTAAATCAGGAGGTGCTGGAGCAAGATATTTAGGTATAGGAGCATCAAAAGAGTATAGACAAGACTCTGTAACTATATCTTTGCGTACAGTATCAGTAAGTACGGGTAAAATATTGCTTGAAGTATTAGTTACAAAGACTATTTTAAGTGCATCTATATCTTCAGATGTGTTCAGATTTTATGCAAATAATACCGAATTAGTTGAAATAGAGAGCGGTATAGTAGAAAATGAGTCTATAAATATTGCTTTACAAATGGCTATCGAGAAGGCTGTTTTACAAACAATAGAGGAAGGATATGAAGCAAACTATTGGAAATATAAAAATAATATTTATAAGCCTAGTTGTGATGATGAGTGTATCTCTGATTTACGGGGCTGATAATGAAATATTTATAGATCAGTCAGGTGCTACATCTAATCTAGATATAGAACAGGTTGGTGGTAGTGGTAACATCATAGGAGGAGCTGACGCTACGGCAGGCAGTATGACCGCTTTAGATATTGACGGTACAACTATGACTTTAGATGTTTTACAAAAAGGTAATACAAATAAATTCTTAGGTGATATATGGGCAGATAACTATACAGGCTACTTCTCATTCATAGGTGACACCAATACATTCAATATGTCTACAGACGAGACTAATGCAACTGGAGCTGATGGTTCTAACGTAAACGTACAGGTTACGGGGAATACTAATACTATGACCTTAAATCATGCTATGGCCGCGTTAGCAGCTAATCTAGATTTAGACTGGACTGTGCAAGGTGGTGGTAATAGCATAACTGCATCAATAGATGTTGATGGTGCTACAAACTATATGAATTTAGACGGTAACGATAATACGGTTACTTATGATGGTGATGGATATGCAGGCGGATATTTTCATCTTACGCATGTAGGAGGAAGCAGAACCTTTAATATAGATCAGGAGTCTACATCAGATAATGACTGGCTTAAAATTACATCTAATGGCTCTAGCGGTACTGTCTGTGTTACTCAGTCAGACGCAACTACTTCATTCGTCTGTTGAAATAGGATCTATTTCAGAAGTTAGAGGCAACGCACAAGTTCTAAGAGATAAGGCTTACGGAGCTGAATTACAGTTTGATATACAACAAATGGATGATGTCCGTACAGAAGCGGGCAGAGTTGCTATAACCTTTGAAGACGATTCTACAGTCAAACTAACAGAACATTCTAAGCTGGTTATAGACGAATATATCTATGACCCAGACCCTTCTAAGTCAAAGATGGCCTTAAAGTTTGCTAGTGGTACAGCAAGATTTATTACTGGTAAGTTTAATAATAAAAGTAACATATCTATTAAGACTCCTACCGCTGATATAGCAATTAGAGGTACTGATTTTACTTGTACTGTAGACGAGTTAGGAAGATCTCTTGTCATACTATTGCCAGATGAAAACGGTATATCTAGTGGTGAAATATTAGTATCTACAGCTATGGGTAGTGTGACCTTAAACAAACCGTACCAAGCAACTACTGTATCTGTATATGAGAACAATCCTACTAAGCCTGTAACATTAGATATATCACTAGATCTAATTGACAACATGTTGATTGTAAATCCCCCACAAGAAACAGAACAACAGTCAGAAGAAACACAATCAAAAACAACGGTAGACTATTTAGAGTTTGATGATTTAGATATAGATTTTCTTGCCGAAGACTTTCTTGATGCAGAAGCTGATCTAGAGTTTACTGAACTAGATATAAATTATTTAGATGTAAACTTCTTAGAAGACTTACTTAACGTGCTAGATGCACTAGCTGTATCCAAAGAGGAAGATCAGCTCAAACAAGGGGGTGTAGGTATTCGTATTGCAGGAACCGAAATAGGTCAGGACAAAAACACGCAGATAACTACTATAGTATCTGGACAAAACATAAGTATGATCAGGTCTGTCAATCAAAGTGCAAGACTGTCATTAGATGGTTCGCAAAGCTATACTATTATATTAATCCAAGATGGAGTATCTAATACAGTAAAAGTAAATGGAGGCTCGTCTACTACTATAACTATTAAGCAAGGATCTGAATGAAAAAAATTTTTATATTTTTAAGTTTATTTATAGCACTTGGATCTGTTTATTATTTTCAACCAGTCGCTTACGAAATATTAAAATTAAAAACTTTTGATAGTTTTGTTGTAGATAAAGAAGAATCAGATAATTTTGTTATTTTAAATATAACAGAAAAAGATATAGCTAATGAGGGTGGTTATCCTTTATCTAGACAAACATTAGCTCAAATACATATTAATTTGCTAAGACAAGGTGCTATGGGTGTAGGTTGGGTTATGGCTTTTCCACAACCTGATAGGTTTGGTGGTGACTTTGATTTTACTGAAGCTTTGCGGTTTTCTCCAAGTGTTTTAGCTATGTTTGAAGGCAAAGGTGAATATCCTCCTACATCCGGTACTGTTATTTTAGGACCAGAAAATACTGGTGGCATGATGTCTACAGGTGTAATACAAAATATAGATGTTTTAAAATACAACGCTAGTCAAGGTATAGCAGTTGCCCGTACTGATGTAGATAACTTGGTACGTAGACTGCCTTTACTTATGCGTACTCCTGATGGATGGGTGTCTTCATACGGAACAGAGGTTCTTAAAGTTTTAGCTGGAGCTGATACATATGTAATCAAAACAAATGATAATGGCTTGGAAGAACTAAGAGTTAGAGGATTGCCGGCAGTACCTGTAGATTCCTTAGGCCGTAAATGGATTAGTTGGGTTGATACACCACAAACTAATCTTGCTGAAATGGATGTAGAAAATAAATTTGTTTTTGTTGGATTTACTGCAAAAGGTATATCTCCACAAATAGCCACACCTGTTGGTTTATTAGAACCACACAAAATACAAGCTGCACTTGCAGAATCTATTTTGATACAAGATAGCCCGTTCATCCCTGATTATGCGTTAGCATTAGAAATATTAATATTTTTATTCTCAGCTGTATTTGTTTGGCTTGTTTTAAACGTTTTTGGTATTACGTGGGGGGTATCATTCTTTGCCTTAGTGTTTGTATCCACAGCCTTTTACGGCGTATTTACAATACAAAAAGGTATTTTGATAGATGTCACTTGGGCTTTGGTGTCACAATTCATTACAGCTACAGTAGCTTTCTATATACGTTTTAGAGAACAATACAAGTTAAGACAGCAAATTAAAAAACAGTTTGAACATTACTTAGATCCTAGACAAGTAAAGGCTCTGCAATCTGATCCGAGTCTACTAAAGTTGGGTGGTGAAAAGAAAAGATGCACATTTTTATTCACAGACGTGCGGGGTTTTACAGCTATGAGTGAAACTATGGACCCTGAAAGCGTAATTAAAATTATGAATGAGGCTTTAACTATACAATCTGAAACAGTAAAAAGATATGACGGTATGATAGACAAGTACATAGGGGACGCCATGTTTGCCATATTTAATGCTCCTTTAGACTTGGAAAATCACGAAGAAGCAGCTGTATTATGTGCTAAAGAAATACAAGATCAATTTAAACTCGCAGATATTGGTGTTGAAATAGGAGTAGGAGTAAACACTGGTGAAGCTGTGATAGGTAACTGTGGGTCGTCCACTAGATTTGATTACACAGCTATTGGTTCTGCTGTAAATATAGCTGCTAGGTGTGAATCAAGTTGCAAAACAGTAGGCGTAGATTTAATAATTGCAGAGGAGACTGCAAAAAATTGTGGATTTAAGCTAAAATCATTAAAACCAATAGAGGTAAAAGGTATAAGTAAACCTTTAAATATATATACATGGGATTAAAACTATCAATAATATTAGGCGGACTGTTAGTAGTATCAATTGCTGGATCAGCCTGGTACATAGATTATCAAGCAGATCAGATAAGCACCCTCAAAGGAAATCAATTAATCTTAGAAACAGAGATACAAAAACAAAACGATGCAATAGAAAAGCATCTAGAACAAGCAAAGCAACAACAACAACAAATGAATACACTTGCAGCAGAGAATAAAAAAGCTATGGAAAATGTAAACAAACTACGGAAAACATTTGCAAACTTAGATTTAGATGAATCTGCTATAGCTAATCCAGAAGACATGCAAAGAAGAATAAATAGAGGTTCAGCAAGAGTTATGGCTGAATTAGAGAGATTGAGTAACCCAGAAAAATCAAATGAGAAATCTAGCACTAATTAGTTTTATAATTTTGTTGGCTAGTTGTTCTACTTTTCAACAGGCCGTCAAACCTGTTCAAGTCAAAACTATAGCCGAAAG